CTGCCATTCGAGTTCCATCATCAGCTCGACGAAGAATGCCAGGAGGTTGATTTCCTGATCAACAACGAAGGCTGCCTTATATTGATAGTCGGCGATCTTCAAAACCAAGAGCGGGATAGTCTTCTTGGCGACATAGGCATCGGCTGCTTCATAAACCGAACGGAAGATGGTGTTCTGATCCTGGTCAGAGTTATCGTGAACCCACTTACGAACGTCTTCGAACTTCTTCGCCTTACAGGCAGCAAACAACTCCTGCATCGACACATTCTGAAAGCTGCTCAGGATACCGCTGTCAATCTTACCCAGGGCTGAGTAGCGTTGAAGCTCGTTGAGAACTCGACGCCAATCTGGAAAGAAAGATTCAATTACGGAAACCAACACAACCTTTTCGTACTCAACGTTCTCGTTCTTGAGAATGCACTCAGTACGCTTCAGGAACTGAACAGCGAGCTTCGCCATATCCTTCTTGCCGATCTTGAAATCGATGACAGAGCACCGAGAATGAAGAGGCTTGATGATACGGTTCTTGAAGTTGCAGGTGAGAATGAACCCGCAGTTCTTAGAGAACTCCTCCATGAAGTTACGGAGGGCTGGCTGGGTTGAGTTTTGATTCAGGTAGTCAGCCTCATCAAGGATGACGTACTTCCGCCCGCCAGTCATAGAAACGGCTGAGGCGAAGTTGAGGATATCGTTACGGAGCGTATCAATGTTACCATTCATAGACCCATTGATAACGATATAATCACAGCCAAGCTCTTCAAGCATAGCTCGGGCGACAGTGGTCTTACCCACTCCGGCAGAACCGGAGAGGATAAGATTAGGAACGTTCTTTTGATCGACGAACTGCTGAAACGTCTGCTTCAAGTCCGCCGTCAAAATGGTATCGGCAATATTCTTGGGACGATATTTCTCGACCCACAAGAATTGTTCTAGCATAAGCTAGTGTCCCCTTTTTCGGTTTTGATCAAAAAGTGCTAGAAGCTTCCACAGCGATCCAGTAAGTCGCTTCAAGCCCGACAAACTTAGAGATTCCCTTAGACGAAATCTGAACCTGATAGTCGCCGTCCATGATCTTCATATTCTCAGCTCGGAAGATAGCGCGGAATGCCTTATCTGTTTCACCAACGTCAATCCGATATTGTCCTGACGAGCCAGTCTTAGAATCGATGGCAGAAAGGAACACGCTGGTACCATCACCGATAACAGCAATCTCTGGAAGGCTAAGAACACCCAGACCCTTCATCACACTCTGGAATGCCTTGTTAGTGAGTGTGAATTCAACATCAACGGACGGAAGCTTGATTTCCTTCTCGGGAGCGACCTTGATGGTGGAAACTTCACAGAAAGGATAGTCCATAGACTCCTTGCCTGAAGAAATGGTCGCGGAGTTAGAACCGAACTCGATCTCCGGATTCTCGAACATCGACAACGCGCCGATGAAACGATTGACCTGATAGATACCATGGGCACCGGGGAACTCATCCGGAACAGTCGCCTTAGCCATAATCGTGCTGCTTGGCGAAATGGTAGAAATCACCCCACCGGACTTCAGGACAATCGAAGAATTGATTGTCGAGAAGTTCTTCAGGATGTTGATAGTCTTGGCACTAAGTTGCATTATATATCTCCAATGTTCACTGATATTGTCATTATAAAGCCAAAAGACAAAAAAGTCAAGACTTTTTCTTGTTCTTGCCCAACTGATTTATGTCAGCAGTAGCAGGCGCTCCGATAGAAGCAAGATCAATAAGAGAACCGCCGAAGATGTAAGAGCCTACGTGCTGTAGCTTCATCCATGGGCAATACCAGACCTTACCGCCGATCTCAATCATCTTCTGACAGAACCAATAATCTTCTGAAAGATAACGCTTGGATGCCGGATCAATCTCAGCCTGGAAGTACTGCATAATCTCGCGCGAACCATCGAAAGCTTCGGTGCGGACGTGGTCAGGCTTGTAGCTGTATTGCGGGAATGCCTTTTCAAACTTCTCGAAAGCCGAACGACGCGTCATCATAAATCCGGTTCCGACTTCCATAACCTCGACCGGCTGATCGATACGGATGTTTCCGCCGCCACCCTTCGGGTTGAACACGTAGTCACCAACGAACTTTTCAAGAACGTTCGGATCTTCGTCAGCAACACCCTTGTCAACAGCGAGCTTAATCTTTTCCCAGCTGATGCACTTCTTAGGATACGGACCAGCAAGAACATCGTATTCCGAATCATCACTCTGCAATGCAAGCATGGCAAGAACATCACGCGGATCAAACCCGATGTCTGAGTCAATGAACATCATATGAGTGCAGTCAGAACGCATAAACTCATCAACGCAGTAGTTTCGCGCGCGAGTGATGAGTGATTCGTTGAACAGGAAGTAAGAGCGTAGCTCGATACCGTTCGAGGTACAGATAGAAGATAGGTCTGCTACAGACTTGGCGAACATACCAGCACATTGTCCACCGTACATTGGTGCGGCAAGAAACAGCTTACGCTTGCGAAGTTCTTCAATTTGAATAGAGATTTCCATGATCTAATCCTTTTGTTTGTAGTGATCATTATACATCATCAGTACGATGTAATGCATAGCTTTTGTTAGGTCGGCTTTGTTGTTTCCGTTTTTCTTTCCATAGCGCCAAAGGTATTTGATTGCTGTGTCTCGGAAAGTAGTGGTGGCGTCGCCTAATGCGATCCAGGCATCAAAACACTCAATGTTGTCAGATGCTTTGTAGTGCTCACCGTACGTCTTATCTATATAGGCAAGAAAATCCTGAAGAATCAACCCTTCGTCGTACTTATAGTCAATTTTTTCCATCAATCATCCTCATAATTTCGTTGTAAATAATTCCCTGATCTACAAGGCTGTTGTTCTTGTATTTAAAAATACTCCAAGTCAGAATCAGATTACCAAGAATATTGGCAACCTTGCTTTCTCTACCAGCCAGCCAGGTTTCGTTTTGATTGCTTCCTCGCTCCGCGTAACGTTCCTTACGTACATCCTTCGTTGTAGAAAGATAGACAATTTTTAGATCGTATTTGTCCAAACAATCTTCGAGGAACGAAGCCGTAAACAGCCGATCGCCTTCATACAACACAACTGAATTTTCTGGAAGGGTAGCGAGGAACTTGATGGCTTCTGGTTGAACAGCCATACTCATACGGTCAGTTCCGGCGAACACTTCGCCTTCCTCATACTTACCGAGAACGTATACGTTATCTTTTTGTAGATAAGGAACGAGCTTGACAGCATCGTACTTAGGCTCCACGCCCAGAGACGCAATCAACTTCTTCATTAGTGTAGTCTTACCAGCGCCAGGTTCGCCGCCGATTGCAATAACTTTCATTATAAACCTCTCAAAAGAAATCGTTGAGACTTCTCACTTTTGTTATTGATTCCGCTTCAACTCCGGTCATTCCTTCATTCAACCAGAGTTTCTTTCTTTCCGGGCGGATACCGATCCATCCGTTGATCTCTCCAAGCAGCACAGGATCAAACGCTTGCTTCCTGATAGTATATATGCTTGCCCACAAATCGTCAAGCTTAGAATGCCAAAACTGATACTGTTTTATATGTTCGAGCTGACGATCATGATGATAACCGCCATAGCGAGACGACTTAAACAGATTCCGGAAAGAACAAATTTTGGGAGTGAAAAGAGGAATTTCAACTTTGCGCTCCGGGTAACGATCCCAAATTTTATCGCGGATGTATATGAGCTTCTGATCAAACAGAGGAAACCACTCTTGCATTTCCTTAGAAGCGACTCCGGTCTTATCATACTCGTCGGCAAGATCATCTTCATAGAGAAGATTGAACATACCAGAAGTTTCATTCGCTCCCTTATACCAGTCTAGCGAATTAGGCGAAGACATTTTGCCTTTGAGATGACCGGAGTCTTGAAATACCATTGCGCATTCGTTGAACAGATCGGCAGAGAACCTAGCAAACTCTCTTATCTTACCGTTGTATTTGTGAACGTTGTCGTACTTCTGTTTTTCGGTTCCTTCTCCCATCAGGCTGTAGAACTTAGCCTCCGGCTTCGTTCCCTCGACGTAGTGCTTATGGAAGTCTTTCATTAGAGCAACGAACCGACCGCAGTAACGATTATACTTCTTAGCCGAACCGAAGATCATAGTAGGTTCGTTTTCGACAAACCAACTTTCGTAGCTGTCAGGATCGTTCAGCGGAAACGTTTCCATAAGCCAGATCGTTGTGATCTCGCTGTATGTTATAGCCATGAACCAAGAAGCGACGATGGCGTCTCGTTCGGACAGATTCTTGTTGTTGGCGTACTGAGCGAACGTTGCTTGGTAGATCGGCGGAACCTTATGCTGATATTCGACAAATTTGTCGATCCTCCAATCTCCGCCTTTGTCGTTAGGAATATTTACCATTGAATGAATTGATCCTATCGTTGAAGTCGTTGGAGAAGCAATCCCAATCTTTGTCCATCATGATAACCTGACCAGTTTCGCGGTAATGGTTTTGTTTTTCTGGACGAACGCCTGGATCGCCCGGACTTTTTTCAAGAAGAAGATGATCTGGCAAACAGTCTTCGCGCATGTCCCAGAACAAATCAAACTCGTATCCCCATTCACTTTCGGCGTAACGAATACGATCATGCATCATATCCATATAGACATTCGGGTAACGACGATTGGGACGGTGCCAAGATTTGTAAGTGCAGAGAGCACTCTCTAGCGTGAAGAAATTGACGTCCGGATGATCAATGGTTGCCATGGCGTCTTCGAGTAGAAGATCGGCTTCGAGTTTCAGCCATTCAATAGTTTCCTTTTGGTAACCAGGGAAATTTGGATTATGAGATTGTTTATGATCCCACCAGTCTAGATCATCTCTACCGAGAACCTTACAAAGACCGTTGCGGTGAGATCTAGACCCGCCGATATCTTCTAGGAAAAGGTTGCTACATTCAATTGGAAGATTTTGAATGCGGAGATATTCTAGATAAGAGAAAGTTGACAGCCGACCGAAAGAAACAAAATTGGTTCTAACAAAATCCCAAACCGAATCGAAATTCGTGTGCAATTCACCCTTGAACTGATACTGGAACATATCTTCTTGACTGCCATACTTATCAAGTTGCTTCTTGTAGGAAGCTGTAGCAGAAACCAAACCGGTCTTACCAATTTTGTGGTGTTTGCGATCCGAGTCCCAGCCGCTGCCAACTTTAAATTTAGAGTAATAGATATTCCACCAGTCGTTTAGATCGTCAAGGTTGATAGAATGAACGTCCGGGAACTTCTGAAAGATCTTCCAGGTTGTTACAACGTTTTGCGAACAACCGTTGATGAAAGCGAACCAGAGTTTCTGTTCCAGGTTGAAATCGAATTTGTTAGAAATCCAAGGCATAGCGAAATAAACGCCGCCTGGATGCGACCTATACATGATATGAAATGCATAGAAACGCAAGAAAACCTCGCGTCGATAGCGAGGCTCCCGGAAGTCCATACCTTTTTTTAATTGCTTGATTTCAACTTCGTTGTTAAGATCAGACCAACGTCCTATTTGCTGCGTCATTTAATACAAAACCTCCTGTACCATAAGTCCGAAGGTCGAACTTTTTGAAATTGATCACTCGATGATCGCCCGGAACGGCGGCAATATACAACGCATTATTGGCGCGTTGAGCTACCGTAGTTATAGTATAACCCGTTTTGTCGAAAAGCCAAGTAGAAAATTCGGTTAGATAGTCGAATACAGAAGTAATTTCGTTTGTTGTTCCAAAGTACTTCTGGTAGCTCTTACCGTGTAGAGTCATCGGATAACAAACAGAAGTGTCCGTCCAAACAACAATCTTCGGTTTCAAAGAGAACATAGCCAGGAAGTTTTCTATCTTCCACTTTGTATGTAGTTGAGCTATGCTAGAGCTAGGAAAGTCTAGAAATTTGAGATCGTAATCGGCTTCCATACGAGCAAGCTTCTTGAAATCGGCTCGACCAACCGTCACATCCGGAAATGAATCGCGAATCTGGTCGCAACAATTTAAGTCCATCTCCAACGCAAAATGATTTTGAATATTAAAAATGTTTCTAATGATCGTTGTCATCACGCCGATGCCAGAGAAATACTCTACAACGCTGTAAGATTTTGTCTTATCAATGTCGACAGTCTCGAGTAACCATTTAGTCGCCCAACACTTAGCCGAAACTAGATCCTTATGAGTTGCGGCGTAATGAATGTACGACCTGGAGTGCAACCCCAGGTCATCTTCGTTCTTCAAATCAACATTGATAGGAAGCTCCCAATTTCCGCAAATATTAGCGATCAACTGAAAAAACTCGAAAGGTCAGAAGCTTCTTGCTTGGCGTAAGGATCTGGAGTGTTGTGCTTCTTCATATAGTCGTGCCACTCTTCTTCATCCCACATAGAGGGCGAAACTCCGTTCCAGAGTTGACGATAATACTTGTGATCACGATTGGCACGACGCTCTTCGATGTACTGCTTACGGAGCTGTTCATAATCCCAAGACTTCAGATCAACCATCTTCTCGCGGAAGTAAGCAACAATGGTCATACGATCATTATCGTCGCCAATCAGCTCATCATTGCCGTGAATACCTCCGTGATTGTTAACAAGAAGCATATCACCAGGTTGAAGGTTAATAGCAACCCGATACTCAGGAAGAATGAACTGACCGCCTTTCCATCCCTTACCTTCCGGTCCAGTGACTCCACAAATATTGCTGAAACCAACAGTGAGATCGCCAGCATCACGGTGACAGGCTGTGCGCCAATTATGATTGACAGTAAGAGTAGTAAACACAGTGTCATCAATAAGAAATCGCGGATCAAGCTTGTCAGCTTCATTACGTTGAGCCTTCCATCTTTCAGGGATTAGTTCCTTGAATTGTTGATTCAGTTTGCGGAGATAAGGGTAGCAAAGTGTAAACTTTTCGAGATTCTTCTCGGTGTAAGAAGTAGCACGACCGTGCGGAATACGCGGATAACGATCGAAGTAACCAGCGATACCAGACATAACCGACTGAGCGTAGTTGGTCTCTGAGATGAAATTGTTGAAAACATTGGTTGCTTCATTTCGCTGGTCTTCACGAGACATATTATGAAGACCATCGACCCACTTGTCAAACCAACCATGGTATTCCGGATAGTGTTTACAAACTTCGGAACGAAGCCAAACACGACCACGAGTTTCTTCCTTCTTTGGGTTGTTCCGGTGTTCAGCACGAATTGATTCGATCGTATCTTCTTGAAAGATAGCATTATCGGGGCGAAGCAGGAAATCAAGAATGTCTTGATGATACTCGGTCACCCAATCGCGATGCTGACGACCCTGAGATCCGAGGATTTCTCCACGTGGACCGGCAGCAAGACCACGGTTTTGCGACTCAGTTGCTGCTTCTCTTAGACCAGCATATGCAGCATCACATTCTTCTTTAGTAAAAACATTCTTGCGGAACTTGAAAATGATATTGTCTTCAGTAAGATCGCCTGTAACTGATTCGGCGTACAGATCAGTATCTTCTTCAATCACCATATCGTATCGATCTTTGGTGATGAATGTCCCGAGTGTGTCGTCAGCATTGATAGCTTTGATTACGAGTGTCTTAACCATATGAGGTCTCCTTATTGACTAATTGTATTATACTACGTATATATGAAAAAGTCAAAACTTTTTTCCGCCAGCAGCCATGCGATTTTGTAATTGGTGATCTGCGCGATTTGCATTGTAGCGATGCTTCTCGTCAAGAGCGCCAGCCACGTCAAGACCCTCGCGAGCAGCAAGATCAAGAATGCGAATGATAGTGTCAGCGAGCTCAACTTCAAGCATCGTGCGTTCTGTGAGATGATCGTCCATAAGGTTCTTACGCGCACCTTCAAGAGCCTCGGAAAGCTCTGAGTGACAAAGAGCAATCATTGTGCCAATTTCGCGCGGATTCTTGTGCCAACCCATCGCAGTAGCTTGACCGTGTAGCTTTTTTTGAATGCTACGGAGAGCGTGGATTTCGTAATCTTCAATTTCATATGTCATAATCAAATAATCCATTCAGGAGGTTGACGATTTTTCCAGGAGTGCATGCTCGCCTTCCCGATTTTGTAGTAATTACGGTAGTTGACGATTGGATCTTCGCTGACAACGTATTCGGGAGCCATAGCAGAAGGCATTGTCGTCATATCATAGTTAGTCAAATTCTTAGGAGGAGATTGCAGCTGATAGCTGAGTTCCCCGAAACACTTATGAGTCTTAC